TTTTTGATTCTAATTCACCTCTAGCTCAATTATCAGCAAGCACCGATACATCACTGGTATCAGCATTTAAAACAAGTTCTGATGTTGCTATAGGTATTGACGGAGGCACTCTTGATACGGCATCCAATACGGAAACTCTGAGTGTTACAACTGCTCCCAGAATTGGGTCTAGAAGTTTTAGTTCTGGTGCATTGTTTTTTGCGGGAGAAATCGCCGAACTCGTTCTTTACAATACTGACAAATCCGCTGATCGCACAGCCGTAGAAACTAACATTAACAGCCACTACTCAATATTTTAATGCTTTACTTAATATACGCAAGCAAAGAAGCCGCCATTGAACGTGCCGACGAAGAAGGCAAGGAACTTGGCTTTGATTACTGGATTGAGGACAATGGTCAAGGCACACGCTGGCTTACCTACCCTGCTGAAACTGCTGACCATATGTGGGCATTGGACGTAACTAACTACGACTTGGACGAGTCCGAGGAGTCATCAACCGTTGATCACTATACACCCCTACCTGACCCTGACGACGACTAAACGCTATGCAAGACATTATCTACAAATCAACAATCGGAACAGGGGGCTTTATCGCTACAGTTGAACTTTCTCCCGTCAATGGAACCCTTGGTTTCTGCGTAGGACTAGCGACATTCATCTATATGTCCGCATCCGCCATCAAGGTAATCAAAGAACTACTAAAGAAATAATGACACCAGAACTACTAGCAATGCTCGGAGGAGGAATCAGTGGCTTCGTAATGAAGTTGATTGGCACACAGATGGAGAGTCAGGCTCGCCAGTTTGAGCGTATGATTACGTCCCAGCAGACAGCAGATGCCTCAGCAGATGCAGCGGCTAAACGTGATGGTGGTGTATTAGTCCGTAGGTTCCTAGTAGTATCCACCGTCTTTGCCATTGTAATAGCCCCATTCGTCTTTGCGTGGACTGATGTAGGGGTAACCATAGGTAGAGAGACAAACGGCTTCCTAGGGCTATTCAAGAGCCTTAAATGGGACACTGTGCAAGGCTTCGTTATTTTACCAGAAATTAGGCAAACTGCTCTAGCCATCGTAGGCTTCTACTTTGGTTCATCGCAAATTAAATGAATGAAGTTTTACAAATTATTTCATCCCTCTGGCCCATCGGTATTGGCGTTATTACGCTCATTATCGTGCTATCCAGGATGCACTATAACCTCGAAGCTCTTACAGAGAAAGTAAAAGTCCTGTTTGATTTTCACAATAAAAGAAATAAATAATTATGAACACAACACGGAAACCAGTAGGTAATTCAGGTAAAGGCTCTTGCGGCGAAAAAGGCGGAATGAAGAACAAGGGCGGACGTTCTTACTAGTGGCTAAGAAAGCAAAGAGCGGAGGTAAGATATGCCCATCAGGTAAAGCCTGGGCTAGACGTACGTTTGATACGTACCCTTCCGCTTATGCTAATATGGCTGCCTCGAAGTATTGCAAGGACCCTAACTACGCTAAGAAATCTAAGAGTGCCAAACGTAAAAGAAAATAATGTCTCAACTAGCACAATGGAGAAAACAGAACTGGGTAAGAATAGGCACTGATGGATCAATCAAAGGACCTTGCGGAACGTCGAAAGATAAGAAAAACCCTGACCGTTGCCTGCCTAAAAGAAAGGCTCTCAGCCTCACGAAAACAGAGCGAGCAGCAACTGCTAGAAAAAAGAAAAAGGCAGGAGCCAAGGGAAGAACAGTCGTAGCAAACACACCTAAAGCAAAAGTAAAAAGTTAAATACATCTATGAGTAAAAAACAAGAAGAAAATAAAATACGTCGAGAATTAGCTAGCATTAATCGAATCGACACTCGACATAAAAAATACGTCAGAAAGGCTGAGAAGCAAATTGCAGAGTATGACCTAATGGCAAAACAATCCAAGAATAAAACTGTCACGAAGACTATGAAAACTTTATCTTCCGATTATCGCAGAGGTTTAGATGATTATAAGAAGACAATTTCAAGCCTAAATATAAAACAAGACGTTCCCAGCTACCGTAAAAAACTAAAAGATATAAGAAGTAAGTAACAATGCCAGACAAATCCAAGATGAAGTGCAACGTACCACGCCGTGAAGTCCAGGGCGGGAAGAAGTTCGTTGTAAAGGCTTGCCAGGGAGGAACCGAAAAACTTGTCCGCTTTGGTGATGCTAATATGAGTATCAAGAAAGATCAACCAGCCCGTAAGAAAAGCTACTGCGCTCGCAGTGGTGGCATCAAAGGTAAGACTAATAAACTATCCGCTAACTACTGGAGCCGCAAGGCCTGGGACTGCTAACTCATAACATAACAAACTTTGTCAAGATACACTACATACGGAGCGACCGATGACCCCATCCAAGATGATATGGACGTGGGATTTGTCGGGTTCAATACTTACTCCCGACCTGACCAACTACCTTCTGGGATGCTGGCTAACAGTTCAAACGGACGCTTAGGTAAAAACGGAGAGTGGCAGGTTCGTAAGGGTATTAACGTAATTAAGGCACCTTTTGCTTCGGGTGACGCTGTATTGCGTCTGCCCACTTCTTCCGAAACTCAAGCCAACCCTACAGTAGTTGGTTTACTTCCTACTACGATTCGATCCGCTAGTTTAGCTAGCAATAAAGTTCTTATCGTCGTCGATAACCCAGCCGTTGAACCAGGTCACATATTTGTTAGTGGAGATCTTGTTACGGTAGAAGGCCTCGTTGGTAGCCCTGACCCTAATGGCGCACACGTTCTTACGGCCGTCACTGACAATGGAGATGGAACCAAAACAATTGAGTATGACTTGGTTGGTTCTAATGTAGCCGCTTACGGCGGCTTTGCTTTGACCTTGCCCTTTTCTTTGAACGACGGAGGCACCCAACCGCAGCTAACAACTCTGACTATTTCACCAGTAATTGGTTTTAATATGGTCTTTGACCTGGGGAGTGTTGCGGCGGTATACGCTAGCACATCATTCAGTGATCCAAACCAAGATAATAGTCAGTTTATTATTTTGGCTTCAAACATTAATGCAGTAGCTACAAATCTTAATGACTCAAGCATTAGTGTAACGATGGGTTTTCCTGCTAGCGAAAACGTCCCGCCTCAAAGCAGTATGCTTCAAGCATTTAATAAAATTTTTATTTTTCGTGATGGGCAGACTGCGCTAGCAAATGACAACTTCTTTAGCCCAATTGTAATTGCTTCGTCGAGCATGAATACGTCTTCCGTTGTAACTGTCAATACTTCTGCCGATCACGATCTAGCCATTGGCAATGCAATTACAATATCTGGATTAACTAATTTTACTGCAGGAGAAGATCCGAACGGAACATTTGTTATTGCTTCAGTTCCCAGCGACACAAGTTTTACGTACGTCATTGGATCAGGCGGTTCAACAACCGCCAAGACTTTTACGGTAAGTTCATCATCTTTAATTTCTCCAGGATTTAAATTTGTAAAAAGCGGAACTTACACTCAGCCTGTTCCTATGTCTTTGACCGACATTGATTATGCCAGTGGTATAGCAACCGCTACCGCTAGCTCTTCGGCGGTAGATACACTCCTTGTCGGAGATGTATTAACATTTACGGATGCGGGTAGTTCAACGTATAATGCAGGTGATACCATACGTGTCAAAAGCATTGATAGCACAACTACCTTTACCTTTAGTACTGATAAAGCAGACGCTACTAATAAAAACGGAATCGTTCAAAAACCAGTTTCTGTCGGTCTTGGTTTTACGCATATGCCTGCACCCGAATATGCAACGTATCACCAGCGCAGGCTGTTAATGCCCTTTAAATATAATGTAGCAGCTTCAGCAAATACTTATCAATACCGAAGTATACTGGACGAAGTGATTGCGTCCGATCAATTGGACTCCGATACTTACGATCAAATCTATGCTCAATTTAGATTGAATGCAGGCACGTCGGACTTTAATGTAGGACTGCACTCATTTTCGGATGACAACCTTTTGGTGTTTAATCGAAACAGCATTCACCTGGTGCAGGGCGTTGGACTTGAGGCGACTGTAGAGTTAATTACAGACGAAGTAGGATGCGTAGCTAGGCAGAGCATTATACAGGTCGGAAACAATGTATTGTTTCTTTCGGACAACGGCGTATACGGAGCTAATTTCCAAGATTTATATAACCTTCGTGGCAACGAAGTCCCCTTAAGTTCTCCCATTAATTCTATTATAAAACGGATTAATAGGGACGTGTGGGACAAGAGCGTAGGCGTATACTTTGACAATAGATACTATCTAACTGTTCCGCTAGATGATAGCCGTGTTAACAATGCTATATTAATATTTAACTTTATTAACAAGCAGTGGGAAAGCATTGACACAACTAATGCGCCGAACTGGAACATTGCTAATTTAATCGTAGCTGGTACAAAGTCCGACCGTGCTGTCTATGCAGTCAATACTTTGGGTGGGCTACACAGGCTTGATGCCCGTGTAGATGCAAAGGATATACTTGCTACGGCAATTCCAGTATCAGGAGACGAGGAAGAAGATCCTTATGATATACCTGCTTCAGTCACGACTAGGCAGTTTACCCTAGGGAGTATGGACCGCAAGCGTTGGAACAACCTAGAGCTGCACGTGCAATCATCGCCCGATGAAGCGTCCAATCTAAACATTAGCGCAGAGCTAGAGAACCTTGACACTACTATAGATGTTGGTACTCTCAGTGCACTTAATTCAAATTCAGTCCTGGCAGCCGACGAGGATGTTTCCGTCCGTGGTAGAATAGGTAACAAACGAGCATACGGGATGCAAGTCACCCTTAACAATACAGTTGGCCGACCTAGATTCAGAGGAATCAAAGTCGGTGGAGCTGAAGCATTTAGATCAACAAACAAAGCAATATAAGATATGGCAAGATTTATAACAGGAAATTCATTTGGCGCTACAGATGCGGTGACATCCGCAACTTTAAACAATGCTGTCAATAACGCTAAAATATCGACGGACTCCGTCGATGGGGCTACAATAGAAATAAGTTCTGATGCTCTTCGAATTAAGGACGGAGGGGTAGGCTTTGCTAAATTGACGGACGTCATAGACAGCGACACAATGTCTGGCGCAACCAATACAAAATTAGCTACAGCCGAAAGCATCAAGGCTTATGTAGACACTAATTCAAGTTTAAAAGCTAGCACGGCCACAGGTACACTTTCAGTAAGTAACAACAATGCGTTTGCCCAAACAGATCTATCGTCCGTTGTTGGCTCAAACAAGGCTATGGTAATAATGGAAATATCTAATAGCAGTAGATTTAGCAATTGGTATTTTAGGACACCAGGGTCCAACGTTAATATCTACACAAATAATCAAAATGGCGCAAATGCGGTAGACGTTGGTACTGGCTCCGCTCCCTTGAAGGGTGGAAGTGTTGTGGTAATAACTAATTCATCTGGAGTAATTGAATATAGAGCAACGGGGGCGAATGGTACTACTACTGCAAGCTACTCAATCCAAGCCTTTCAAAAGATTACTTAAACATTTAATACTATGCCTATCTTAACTAAAGGAACAACGTTCTCCAACGGAGAGCAGCTTACCGCTGACAAGCTCAACGACTTGCTTGACTTGGCTACGTTTAATCAGGGAGCTACCGACAGTAGCTCCACTACGGTTAATTCGTCTGGTCAACTGATAGTAAATGACGGGGGAGTAACCTTCGCTAAACTGACAGACGTTATTGACAGCGATACGATGACTGGCGCAAGTGCTACCAAGCTAGCTACATCTGAAAGTATCAAGGCATATGTGGACAGCTCCGCAGGTGGCTTTACGCCCAGCACTTATGCTGGTGAAGACAGCGTTACTTTTCCAAATGGTCTGATTATGAAGTTCGGAACGGTAGAAATCACAAGCACCGCTAGCCAGAACTTTACCTTTCCCGTAGCGTTTCCAAATGCGTGCATACATTTACAGGGCAATCTCGACGAAGCTGAGTCATATGCAAATCTTGCAGTAACAACAAAGAGTAAAACTGGATGGACAAGTGATATATACAATACTGGTGGGCAAACTGGAACTTACAATTACATTGCCTACGGTCACTAATGAACCCTTTGTGACAATTTAATATAATACTTTAACTTAAATGCCATTACCTAAAGCCAGAAAGATAAGGACCCCAGAGGAACAACAACTTGTTATTAATGCCGCCATTGCGGATAATGACAATATGACTTATCCTACTCATATTATTGAGAAGGGTAACGAAGTTGTTGGCGGGTGGTCGCTTGGCTCGATACCACTTGTTATGGTTTGGCATAAGTCCGATGGCGTAAGCGCCAAGGAGTCTTTAATACTTAATAATACTTTTCGTACAATTATGGATGACCGATCTCCGAATGGTTATTTTATAGCTTGTAACGATCACTCGCCTTACATCAACCATATGCAGAAGTTTGGATACTCACCTGTATGGAAAACTAACCTGTTTGTCTCTAAATGAAATTATTTAAATCTCTCTTTGAACCTGTCGATAAATGGCTCTGGTCATTTTTGTGCAAAAATCACTTAATACTTTTTTGCAGTGACGATGCGCCTGAAGCCCCCAATCTTTCTAAGCAGGCGGGTAAATACTTATTTGGAAAAGACTTTACAAGTTATAGTGGAATAACAGATCCTCTTTTGCAGGGACGTTTACTGGAATCAGAAGAAACGTATCGCCCACTATTTAGTGGACTTGAACTTGCGGACATTAACACATTTGCAAGCGGCCTAAAAGAGGGAACTCCAAACCCTGAGTACGGTGCTTTAGAGCAAGAAATATCGCAGCTAGAAGCAGACATTGCAGAAACTAGAACAAAAAAGAACGGCAAGGTCGTACCTGTTCTAGGTAGCGGAAAGTTAAAAAAAGCGCAGAAACGACTTAAAGAAGCTCAAACTAGATTAACATCTATCGAGCCTACAATGACCCCACAAAAGGGATTGTTGGAACTGCTTGAAGATCAGGCAAGGAGCGCAGGTGATTTACAGAGAGAACAACTAGAACTTCAACGTGATTCCGACGTCAAAGCACTTGAAACTTACGGCTCACAAGTAGTCGACGCTTACCGTCAGGCTGACCCCCGCAGCGCAGATCTAGCTGACTTCGCTTCATTACGATCGGGGATGACACGTGACGCAGACGGCAATATTACATACACCGAATCGGATTTATTGAGCAAGGGTCGGGGTCTTATGAACTCTGAATTACGGTCCGCTAGCGAAGCCGAAGAAGCATTGCGTAGCCAAGGCTTATCAAATATTAACGCCAAGCGTGCAGCCGCTAGCGCAGCTCAAACAGCTCTGCAGGCCAGCGGGTTGTCCAATATAAACGCACAGCGTGAAGCTGCTAGTGCAGCAGAGCAGGAGCTTAACAAGGTAGGGATGTCCCTGTCTGATTTATCTCCGACCGAACAGGAAGCTTTGCTGTCTGGACGAGGAATGGAGTTTGCTGCATCTACAGGAGAGCTTACGCCCTTAGAGCAGCGCAGGGCGCAGCAGTCCTCACGAGAGGCCTCTATTTCTCGTGGCAGAGGTATGGATCAAAGTGCTATATATGGCGAGATGCAGGCTCGTATGGCTGCAGAGCTAGACAAGCAGGGGCGTGAGGTTGCATTGGGTGCAAAACTACTGGGACAACAATCTGAAATGCGTTTAAATAGATTGGGTCAAGGCGCAAGTGTTCTTGGTCAAGCTGAAGCTATGAATGTTCAACGCAGGGCAGAGCAGTTGCAACGCCAGCAGTTCGGTGCTACTTCACTAAATCAAGTAGAGTTGATGAATGCCCAGCTTAGACGAGAGCAATTACAACGTCAGGAGCTGGGGGCCAGTATGCTAGGCCAAGCCGAAACTGCAGAGGCTCAACGCAGGGCGCAGCAGTTAAAACAGATTGAAATGGGTTCTCAATTATTTGGTCAGGCGCAGACAGTAGATCAAAGAAACCTCGGTCAGGCATTTGAAATGAATCGACTAATGGCGGGTGACTTAGGTAGTGCTATCCTGGGCCGTCCGTCTTCAGCAATTCAACTAGGAGGCCAGATTCTTGATGCGGCTCAAACGGGTGCCTCTCAGGAATTGGGACCTAATTTGTTTGATATGAGTCCAGGTATTAATGCAGGAATGCAAATGTATCAAAATCAAGCGCAAAGTAATATTGCTAATCAAGCATCTCAGGGCAACATAATGTCTGGACTTGCGCCAGCCGCTGGTTCCTTGGCTGGCACTGCAGGTTCTGCCGCTATTTCAGCTATCTAAATGTTGACTTACGTGGGTAAACATTAAAAATTCTTTAATGCAAAACAAAATACAAAGTGCAATTAAAAACATTGAGATGGGCCTTGGTAATTCAAGGAACCCAGTAATTGCTTGGAGCGGAGGCAAGGACAGTATGGCCTTGCTTGATCTTGTTTATAATAAATGCAAGGCTAAGATTCCTGTAGTTTTTTTTAGGGAGCAATGGCAGCCGCACAAGTATGCCTTTCAGAATCGAATCATAGAGGACTGGGGGCTAGAAGTTTATACTTGGCACCCAGCGATTAGTAACTTTCAACAAACGGGGGATGAGTTTGAAGTACAGAACAGATACTATTTTGACAGTACTGACATGACCTGCCCTACGGGCATTACTCCAGTAGAGGAGGGTCAGCCTTGGGCTTGTGCCTTGGACATCTATAACCGACCAAAGAACGCAGGCATTAAGGCAGACTGGGACGTAATGTTTGTCGGGCACAAGCATTGCGACAGTGACCCTATCTACGGAGGGGACGCTGGGGTTCGTGTAGACGTAAGGATTAACCCAGGGCAGTGCAATGCGTACTATCCAATGAAAGACTGGACGCACGACGATGTGTTTCAGTATTGCGAAGACAACGATGTTCCTATTCAACTTGATCGCTATGAAAAAGTTGGCGGTCGGTGGAGTGAAAAAGAAGACCGATCGCAGAACTGCGACTACGTGCACGCTTGCACTGCCTGCATTGACCGCAGAAACAGCGCACCAAATTTCGTACATTGCCCTAAATTAAACTGCACGATAGAGAACGTATCTCGTCGTGTACAATGGGCTGACCAATCAATACCAACATACATGAAAGATTAAATTATGGCATTTATAAATGGATCACCGATAGACGCTTCACTTATGAAGTTAGATTACAGCCCCCTTGTCGAGGCTAGTAAATTTCAGGGCCAAGCGTTAGCTCAGTTTGGAAAAAATTTTGTGAAAGGAATAGAGGATTACAAGAAAAAGAAACAAAAGAAAATAGAAGACGCAGAATTTGCAGAAGCGATAAAGCCGTTTGTAACAAACATTGCTGGGGGTGATGAAGAAGAAGCCGATAAAATGACTAGAATGCTTGTTAAAAGGCCTGACTTGTTTAAACAATTTAATGAAGTAAAAGAAAGTTCGGATGCAGTAAATCGAGCTGCAATAACGCAAGATATATTAAATCAATTTAGCCAAGGAAATATTAGCGCACAAGAAGCATTTTCAATGGGCGCTGATCCTGATAGTATCTCTGCGGTTCAAGGGATTACTGAAGGACAGGATGCCAAGAAGTTTAACGAGTCGGTAACCTTAGCCGCAGGGTCAGTCAACGGTACATATGATCCATCTCAAAACGGAATTGTAGTAGATACTAATGGGTACGTACCAGGCGGTAAAGAAGTTATTCCGCTTTCGGATCCTATGTTTGCTAATTACTTTGCAACCGCTAAGGGTCGGACCATGACTGGCAGAGGCTTTGATGTACTCGGAACAATGTCTGATGCCGAAGCTAATGCAAGTGCTGCTGAACCAGAGGTTCAAGTTCCTGTTGAATCAATTGCTAGCATTCCTTTAGCTGCTCCCGTAGAATACGGACAAAATCCTTCCATGACTGAAGCTGGTGAAATCGTGCACGGAGCTATGGCTGAAGGTTTTGGCAGTGTAGTAGACTTTTTCAAAAAGAGGACTCCTAAAACGGGTCAATTTTATACTCCTGGAATGGGGATGCGTTAGTCTTTGTTAATTCTAAAATAATCATATGGCAGTAAGCATCGTACGAGGTCCTGACGGTCGTCAGCACAAGGTGCAGCACCCTGACGGGATCGCACCTTCTCAAATAGTTAAATATGCCCAGCGTGAGATAGCCTCTGTTGCTAACGCAGAGGACTCCTTCGTCGTAGATGTAGGTAAGGGATTATTTACTGGTGGTTCTCAGGCGGCTGTTAGTTCAGCCGCTGGTGTTACGCAGTGGATGGGGCAGTCCTTTGGTAGTGATAGCTTACTACAGGCCGCCGAAGATATGCGGCAGTACAGCCAGGGGGTCGGCGATCAGGTTGGTTTAGACGAAGACTTCCGTGAGTCTTTCTTCGGTCAAGTCGTTCAGGGCTTGGGTCAGGTACCCGTTACTATTGGGGCAGGTTATGCGGGACTAGTTTTAACTGGCGGAAATCCCTTGGGTATGCTAGGCGCAGCCGCCCTTACTACAGGTGGACAGATGACCTCTGAGTTCTTGACGGACATGGAGCAGACCGTCGGCAAGCAATACACCGACTTTAACAGTTCCGAAAAAGAAGCTGCACTAAAGGGTATGCTAGCGCAGACAGCACTGGGTACAACCCTTGAGTTGGCCTCCGTAGGTAAAGCCGTAAGGCCTTTACTTCGTAGGATTAAAAGCGGCAAGGGCGTATCTTCTAAGGCACTAAAGAAGGCCATAGAAAAAGACAAGGGCGCACTTCGTGAAATCGTAGAGTCAGGTGCAGCGGAGGGCTTTACCGAGGCCTCACAAGGGCAGTCGCTAGATACTCTAGCTTCTATGCTTTACGACGAGGACCGTGAACTGCTAACGATGGATACGTTGAAGCGCAGATCCTTGGAGTTCGGCGTAGGTGCAGTCGTAGGTGGAACCGTAAGCGGAGGTGCCCAGGTTCTTGGTAGCCCAGGCAAGACTAGCACAAGCAATAAAGACTTAGGAAAGCCCGTCGAAGGACGGTCTGAAGTATCTGTCCCTCGGGAAATTCAAGTAACCTACAAGCCAGTAGACGGCCCGACGACTACAGTGACCCTTGCTCCTAATGAAGGAGAAAGCGCAATAGATGCAGCAGAAAGAATACTAGAGGGTAGACGACTACCAGGTTCTGACATGACCGTTAACGAGGTCATTGAACAGACTCCGATTGACGTAGTCCTAGGCGAGCCAGATGCAGAAATTTTAGAAGAAGACGTACCCGTAGATCCAGCACCAACGCCTACACCAACGCCTGCACCAGAGCCTACCCAGGAGTCCGATTATATTTTACCAGAGATAGAAGAGGGTGCAGATACTACCAGATTAGATGTCGGACTACTTTCCGATGAGCAGCTTCAAGATATAATTGATTCATATAATGTATATAATCAAGACAGATCAAAAGTTAGAGGCCTGGATGACATACAGGAATCCGAAGAAAGGCTAACCCGTGAAGCTCTTGAGGAAGCCCGTGAAGGAGGATCTGAAATTACTGATGCTGAGATTAAATTGGAGGTTCAGAAGAAAAGCAAGAAGTATGACAGGCAACGTAAGCGCATTGCACGGGCAATTAAGGAGCGTGATGCTAGATCTCGTGGAGAAGCTAGCCAGTTAAGTGAAGCTGACTTTGATGCTCTGGCCGAAGAAGCACAAAAGAAACGTGGAAGAGGTAGGACTCAAACTCCAACGCCAGCACCTGAGCCTGCACCAGGGCCAGGCGAATCTTTAATTGATGAGTCCTTAATAAACAGGCCGCCAGTCATTGAGCAGGACTCAAGACCTACGCTAACCGCAGAAGAATTTGAAGCACGGTCTGCACCAGTACCAGGCAAGACTGTAGCCGAATATGCTCAAGACTTAGGAATAACCGAGCAAGAGTTTCGTGCAAAGTTCCCGCCTTTAGCCGAGCAGGCAGACAAGAGATCGACTGCACCAGAGCCGTCCGTAGAGACGGCACCTGAGTTTGATCCTTTTGCAGATCCAGAGCCAGAGGGAGAAAGTATATCTTTTCCTACTCGTCAGGACTTTACTATCTCTCCCAGAATGTCTGGGTCTACGCCGAAGTGGCGTGGAGCCGATGTGAATTATACTTCGGACCTTGAACTTGCTGCATATATAGCAAGCGGCAAAGGAAAGAACGCAGGCAGCGTTCGGTCTGAGTTAATTGAAGCTGGATATTCCCCTGCAGAAATTAATGCAATGGGCGGGGATGTCCGTTCGCAGATGCGCAAGCAATACAATGCTGGCAGGCCTATATCAGTTAAGATTAGTTCAGACATAACTGCCCAGGCATCAGGGGTCGATCGCCGCACACTGTCCTTCAAGGACGTTTTGAAGCGCACTCCAGAGATCCAAGAGCAAGCCAAGATACTTAAGGAAAACATCAAGGCTGGTGATCGTCAGCAGAGCCGCAGGATAGCAGAGGTTGCGGATGAGTTTAAGCCAGTGCATCCTTATGATTTTGTGCCTGCACCTGAGACAAACTCAGATATGAGCACTGCTTTGAAAGAGAATCAAGTTCCTTTCTTGAACGCAGCAGTTCCTGATGGGAAACGAGTAGCCATGCGCTTAGACATTCCCGCATACAAAAATTACGGAACTTGGGTTCCTGTAATTCACGAACCGAAAGGCAACTTTCAGGCTGGCGAGAAACTTTCGTATAAATCTACAGGGGTTCTTGAAAACGTGCAGCTTGGCGTGGCTGGTAAGGGAATCGCCGCCTTAAATATAGCAACTGGAAAAGACAAAGGAACTATAGCTACGATTATAGGAACTTACAAAAATGTAACTCCTACTCAAGCTAATAAGATGGCCGACAAGGCCCTCAAGGATCCGTCTTACGTGCAAGTAGGCATGGACCCAGAGCGCAGAGGTTACTTCTACAACCGTGAAACAATGCAGGAGGTGGTCGCAGGCGACCAAGCAATTCAAGTTGGACCTCTTGTCCTAGTTAAGAATCCAGTATACGGAGCTACACCTAGTAATGAATACTTGTCATTAGGTGAAGTATCTGAAAGCATAGAAAATCAATCAAAAAATGAAAAAGAAAACACCCAAGAACAGTCGGGCACAGGCGCAACCTCAGCCCCAGCAGGAAACCGCCTCTTCAGTCAGCCCCTCCAGGATGCTACGTCGGTATCGGAACGATACCAAGGGACTCAAGGAATACGTGAGCAAGAACCTAGACGCATTGTTGAGTTAGACGAGGAGCGTGCTGCGGTTATAGGCAAGGCCTATGACAAGATGAAGCACGACCCTAAGAACCCAGAGGTTGTTCGTGCATACCAAGCACTAGTCAAAGAAACCTTAGCTCAATATGATGCTATCCTGGAAGACGGATACGCCATGGAGTTGAGCGACACTGAGTACGACAACTCTCAAGACATGATTGAAGACGTACGCAACCGAAAGGTTATGCGTGTGTTCTCAACCGAAGACGGATTCGGCACAGAAGGAATCACGGCAAAAGAAAGACGTGAGAATCCAATGCTCGCTGAGTCTGGGCGAACAGATAAGAACGGTAAGCCTTTGCTGGTCAACGACATATTTAGATTTGTTCACGACTTCTTTGGTCACGGCAAACTGGGCAACGGGTTTGGTCCACTAGGAGAAGAGAACGCATGGAACGTGCACTCACTTATGTTTTCTCCGTTAGCCCGCAGGGCATTGACTACCGAGACTCGTGGTCAAAATTCTTGGGTAAACTTTTCTGGAGTAAACGACAAAGCGTTTGAGATACGCACTCAAGCAAGGCAAGCCCGTGCAGATGGTGACCTGAAGAAAGCCAAGCGCCTAGCTCAGAAAGCATACAGCAGTATGCGCTTTGCCGAACAAAAAATTGGTCTGTTACCTAAAGAGTTTTCTGAATCTAACTACCAAGAAGATGTAACAGCTCAAGCGGCAGAGACTGCCGCAGAGGACCGTGGTCCTCAAGATACGTTTGATAATATCAATCAGCTTGAAGACTTTATATCAAAGTCCTTCAGTTCAATAGCTGGTAAGATGGGTATCAATATATACCCTAATATGCTAGGGCAGTTCGTGGCGCAGTACAACGTCTCGCAGAAAATTATTGAGTACAACCCACGGGCTTTGCTTAACCGAACTAAGGCTGGCGTGCAGGCCGCAATGCGTGAAGAGATTATTCACGCTGCTATGCACAACGTACTTATACAGAAAGAAAAGAAAGCCAGGACTGGGCGTAGCGAAGATGCGCTATGGGTAGATTTCTTTACTGCACTGGGTAACAACCTTACCCCGCAGGAGCGCACAGAGATTCAGAACGTATACCAATCTCTACAGGAAGGCGACACCGTCGGCTTCGGTTCTGAGTACAGCCGTGCAGTAGTGCAGAAGTTTAGGTACGGAGACTTTACCGAGCAGTACCTTGCAGTAGACAAGGGAGGCCCAGCCTTCCAGGCTATTGTAGAACTCCTTCGTTCAGTGCAGGCTTACATGGCCAAGGTCCTTGGACCTATGGTTAAGACTGACCCCGAGGCGGCTCAAGTGATCGTTGATACCGTAGAGCTTCTTAATGCTATTGACCCTGCCATCCGACCGAAGAGTCAGAACGTAGTGGCCAACGCCTACAATGCAACGGACAAGAACACAGCCGAAGAGAACACTGACCCTGGTGAAAGCGTAGACGCTAAAGCGTCAGAGCGAATCAGAGAAGAGCGCAAGTGGTTCGCTGATAGTTCTTTGCGAAAGACTGCATCCAAGTACCTTACTCCAGTCATCACTCGGTTGAATCGCATCAACCCAATGTTTGGAAGGATGCTTCAGAACTTGGACACTGCGATAAGAGAGCGTTCCTTCCGTCATCAGAAACAGACCAAGGCATTCTTTAACAGGCTCAACGCAATCAAGGGAGCAGAATTTCTTGAAATGAAACAGCTCTTATTCTTCAGCCCTACTCCAGAGGAGGCTACTCATCCGATTAACAAAGCTAAGATGCAGCGCAGGGATGCGCTACTTCATAAGTATGGTTTGCTTAATATGTATCGCTTGGATGTACAGCCTATCATGGAGGAGATATATGCGGAGTATACTAAACTTGGTATGCCTGCTATGGGCTATCTTGAGGATTACTTCCCTCGGGTAGTCAAAGATCTTGAGGGCCTAATTAACTCCTACGGGCAAAAGTCAAAGCGCACCTTTGAGCTTCTAGTCCGAGAGGAGAACGAACGCCGTAGCGCATTAAAGGACAAGGACGGCAACGATGCCTCGCTTCCCGAGATGAACGACACCGAGCGTGCAAGGTTCTTCCAGGACTTCCTGCAGAATAAGTTCCGTGTAGATATTAACGGTGCTAGACTTCCAGGAAACGTGAAGGTACGTGACATTCAGTTAATCCCAGAGGACAAGTTGCAGTTCTACGACAACCCAGGCGTTGCCTTCAGCAAGTACACGACCAACATGAACCGTGCTATTGAGAGCTTTAAGGTTGTTGGTGATACACGCAAGGGTAGACTTCAAGGTGAACTAGGGAAGCTAACCGAAGAGCTATTCAGTGCAGGACAAATTGATAACGCCGACGCAGATACTGTGAAGAGCTTGACCGAGCTTATTACTACGCAGTTCCAAGCAGAAAATGAAATACTTAAGAGCCTTGGTACGCTGACGTACATGGCTACACTAATCAACCCTGGCCCTGTGCTCGTGCAGATCATGGACTTGTACAAGGTTGCGCTGTACCGTGGCTTAGGTGGAGTCGTGTCAGGGGTGTACCGCACCGTCACGGGGAACCGTAGGTTTGATCTTGAAGATGACTTTAGCATTTCTAAGACTCAGCTATCCGCCGAGTTCCAAGATCCCACTGTACTGCAGAAGGCACTGGACTTCGGCCTTAGTCGCCTGGTCCCGTTCCGTCAGATGGATACAGCAATGAAGCACGCTAGTATAGAGGCGGCGTACGATGACTTCGTAAAGAAAGCTAAGTCACCTGTAGGGTCCAAGAAGTATGAGCAACTTAAAAGTTTCTTGACCATTAAGATGGGTGCAGTAGATGCCATGAAAACCATCAATGATCTAAAGGCAAACAAAGCGGCGAATAGTGAAAGGGTCAAGGAGGCACTACTGGCCGAGCTACTGGAACGTCAGCCATTGACTTACCTTCAGGTGCCCGAGGGTTACCAGACTGATCCAAGCAAGAGACTCTTTTACAAGCTGAGTACTTTCATGCTACTTGACTTGAACTACAACAGGCAGGAGTTCATGAATGACCTAGGCGGACCAGGCAAGACACTGCAGCAGCGTACCGCTGCGCTTCGTAGGTTGACCTACATGGCTACCCTGCTCACTATGTTTGGCCTTCCGTCTGATATGCTGGACGACTGGATCTCAGGCAAGGATACATACATTCCCGAGCACGTGATGAACAATATGCTAGGTATGTTTGGCCTAAGTAAGTACACGACTACACGTGCCCTCGAGAAGGGCACAGTCGAGAGCGTCATACAGCGCTTCACTCCTCCTGCCGTGAACATCATTGTCAAGGGCGAGGAATCGCTAAGGTCCTGGGTCAAGGGCGACGTAGAGTTGTTTGAGATGAAGGCCTGGAGAAACTCTCCACTGTCCGACGTCTGGTACAACCGAACAGGTGCAGGTAAAGAGCAACAGAAAAGGTTACAAAAACTCAGACGCAAGGAAGGCGTAAGGCCTAGCATCGACAGATCCTAAAACAAGTTTGGCCTCCCCCCAGATAAGGGAGAGGCCAAATGTCGAGGACCCTACTATGACGAAAAGCCCTCTTACGTAACACATAACGTAATACTGAACATAACACACCTTATTGCTAAGGTGCTTTAAATATGTAATCCCCTGCGTTTATTGCAAGTTATATCAGTCTTTACTGATGATATGGGTTTCATTTGTAGGTATATCGTAGAAGTATTCACCATTTGCGATCATCTTGTTGGGCACCTCTATAAGTTTGTCATCGGTAAGTTGCCAGCCGCAGATGCGCATAGCGTGACTGTACTCTTTGTTCCATATGTAGAACTGCACAGGCATGGACAGCTTGGCGAACTTCTTCTTGCGCTGAGGTAGGTGCACACTAGGCCAAGGGAACTTAGGTCCTTTCCATGCGAGCTTGCACTCGCACTCGATGAAGCACAGGCCCTCGACGATTAGGTCAGCGCAGTACTTATCGGGGTTGTCTATAGCGGTGTACCCCTTGCGGGAGATGTACTCCTTGGTTGCTTCCCTGGCGGGGCTATCCGTCTGGTCGAACATATCCATGTCGAATCGTTTATGTTTCATATCTGTTCTAGTTGGCTGGCATTTGAATGCCTGCATGAAAGCAGGCCTTGCGAAGTGCTTGCAGGTAGGCCGAGCTGTCGTGATCCTCGGACTGCCTGCGAGTGTTAACTCGGTCGATGCCCTTGGTTACGCTGGAACGGTTTCTGTTTACGAGCTTAGATATTTCTTCGTGCGTGCATCCGTGCAGGTGCAGGATGTAAGACAGTGCATCCCTTGCGTATGATGCACGTCGTGTACGGGACTTACCTCGGATGACGTTAGGTGTACTGCCAAACTCGTTGGCGGCGATTTCTATAAGTTGATTTTTTGTTTTCATTATTTTATGATTCCTACGCAGTGATATAGTTTGAAGATTCCACGAACGTCACGTTCGCCTTCTCGATTTTTAGCAACTGAGTATTGCAACTCAGTGTATGGTCCGACTGCGTCAACCTTCTTGGCTGACTCAACGTCCCCTCCCTTCGGCCACATAAGTACAACAGCGTCAGCGTCGTTCTCGATGTCGCCAGAATCCTTTAGGTCGTATAGGGACAGTCCGCTTTCACGCTTGGCTCCCTCTCGGTTGACCTGCGCCAGCAGTAGTATGCCTATGCTTAACTCAACGGCTATCTGTTTGATCTTGTGAGAGATCGCTGATATGCCTTCGGTCTTGCCTAGCTTATTGCCGAATGGGATTAACTGCAGGTAGTCAATGACTACCAGCTTTACCCCGTGCTTGCGGACCAGGATTCTTATCTGACTCTTGAGGTCGTCTGCGCCCTGCACTGCGTGCACGGTATAGATGGGCAGAGTAGACAGCACGTCATTCGCTGAGTGCACTGCCTTAACCTTGGCGGTTGAAGCTATGTTCTCTTCGATCTGTCGAAGGTTAACTCCGCTGAGAGTTTGAATCATGCGCCTTGCGATTTGTTTCTGCGGCATCTCAAAAGAAAATATGCAGGTAGGTACGGCGTCCGTCTTGGCGGCACGCAGTGCAATGTTGATAGCGACTGCGGACTTACCGCAGGAGGTGGGCGCCGCTACAATGCAGACCTCGCCTGCGCCTATGCCACCCATGCCTAGCTTTTCATCTAGGTGCGGGATGTGCGTGCGGACAACGTCCTTCACGAAGGTGCCCTCTTGCATCTGCTTGAACTCGTCCTTGAGTACTTCAACAGAAGTCGAGATCCTCTCGATGCTTGCGCCTGAGCTTACGTCTTCGCCGAGGTCGGACTCTACCGATCCTTGGATTTCAGATGCAGGTAACTGCTCGGATGCGGCCTGCTCGGCGGCCAGTCTGTAAGAGCGGTGCAACCTCCTGAGGTTGCTCTTCTCTTTGACTATACCTGCGTAGTGCTTGATGGACGTAGTAGTCTCGGCCCCTTCGGTTAGTCCGAAGATGCCAGCTACTCCACCGACTTCGTCGATGCTGTTGTTTACCTTGAGCTTCTCGACTAGATGAATCTCATCTATAGGTTGGCCGTCGTTGGCAAGGTCGGCTATGCCCTGGTAGGCTAGCTGGTGCTGAAGAGCATAGAAGTCATCGGACTTCAGTATACGGCTGACGCTATCGTAGGCGTCTGAGTTACCCTGCAGTAAACAGCAAGAGATAACTGCGTGCTCCGCCGATAAGTTGTGCGGAAGATCTGTGTTTGCTTCTAGTAAGTTTGTCATAGTTTTTCATAGTGTTAAGTGCTGTTATGTTGTACGTGATATAAAAATGCCGACTGAAGATTAGAACTCCAGTCGGCACGCTTGGGGTGTAGTCAAGGTTGGCTTAGAACGGTACGGGGTCGTCGTTCTGCGGGGCTACTCCGTTAGAAACCACGTCGGCTTCCTTCGGGTCGAATGAAACAGACAAGAACGGCTGACCCTTCTTGCTTGTCTTCTTCCACGCCTTGAACCAGTAGTCCTTGCCATCTACCTCGGCGGAACCAGTGAGGTCAGGGTGAGTGTCCGACTTCTTGCGGTCGTTCGTAAAGAGGGCACCGCTGTTATTGTTGTCGTATTGTTGTTGCATTATATTAACCCATCCAGGGTTTGTGTTTTCTTTTGGTAGGAAGGTTCACCCTTCCCGTGAGTGTTTGTTGCATCGGCATCCTTGGTGTCGTCAATGCAAAGAAGTCCGTTGAGCGCATACTTGCGTGCATAGGATGAGGCCGAGCCAGTAATCTGGGCTTCGTCCATGCCCTTCTTAACTTCAGCTTCTCTTGCGAAAGCACTCGCCTCGCTGACAACATCTCCGTGAGATTCCTCTATCGTAGCTGTTGACTTAACGTATACTCTACCGCCGACCTCAACGATGCTGTCGTCGATAGTAATGAAGCAATCGTACTTATTCAATAAAGGCTTGAGTGCCTCTAGTATATCTTCGGCGGATCTGTAGGAGTATCCTCCGAACTTATTAGTTCTACCCTTCGGAGCCTTCAGCTCGGTCTGGATGCACTGCATGATCTTGGGTGTATTATCTTTTGTCATATGTTTTATTGTTTGTGTTAAGTGCACTGCTTAAGAAGGGCAGTGCGAAAGCATTGTGTGCGAGCCTTAGAGTTCTTGCAAGAATTAATTTCATCGGGGTCGCATTTAAATTTTATGAGAGTCTCAACCTGCTCGTCCTTCGGTAGCCTGCTGAATCGGTTGCACTTCTGGCGTAGCCCTACAGGGTGAAGTACATCGGTCCGAGCTTCTTCTAGGTATGTAGCCAAGGCACGCAGTGCCTCTGGCAATGCAATTTTAGAATTGTATCCGTGTCGTTTCCAAGAGTTCTCAATCTTACCTGCCCATGCGTTGCTCTGCCTGTGCAGTACACCTCGGACCAGGCCAGTGCTATGGCAGTGATCGACGACGGCGTCGTCTACCTTGCACTTAAATATCGGGCACTCTCTGGGTAGGTTGGCCTGCCTCCACTCTTTAAGTTTACTCTGCGCTAGGTATTTCATCGACGCTTATAATTTGAACGGGAAGCTTACGCTTAGTATGAGTCCAGCCCTGCTTGTCGGGCTTCTTCGGGGCGAAGTATTTGAGTGCCTGCTCTTTAGTATGGCCGTGCTTCATGCACTTGCCGACGTAGCCGTCGGGCATTGATGCGTGCTTATATTTTATCTCAAACAGCACGGACTAGATGTCGGTGTATACCACGTGAAAGGATCCGTTGCCATGCAGTCCCATGATGTTGAACTCTACCCACTCAAGGGCTTCGTCGGGTTGCATCCCGTCACGTGTAACGAACACGTCTATGAGTAGCTCGTAGCTGTAGCAGAGAACACCTTCGTCGGTGATGCCGAGGACTGCCGAGTCGCACCCTCCAAGTTGTATAGCTTCTTCGCTGATGTAATGACCTTGCTCGGTCCAGTCTATAGGTTCTAAGTCTTTCATGCCTTGATTAAATTATAAGTTAGACGACGATGCAAAAGAAAACTACCGCCGTGATACATATCAATATAGTGAATGCGTCCATGCTGTCCTCCTATTTTTTCATTCGCTTGTTCCAGTAGAGTTTCGCCATTAACTTTGCGTTGGCGATGCCCTTCTTTACGTCGTCTGTATTCCACACGTGGTGCCAGTGCTTCTTGGTTCCGCAGTCAATGACTACTGACCTGCACTCTGGCGTGTAGGCTAAGTTGTATTGACGCTGAATCATGAAGGCCTCGATGGCCAACTGCTCGCAGTCCTTGTCGTATACCTTGGCCTTGCCTTTCGTATTGGTTCTGCACTTGTAGTCCGCTAGGAAAAGGTTACCCTCGTGGTCGTATCCTACGAAGTCTACGCTACCTGCAATCTTAAGCAGTTTGTCTGCTATGATGCACTCAGTAGCTACTGGCTTGACTTGCTCTTCTTCGATCCAGTCAAGGAAAGGTGTAGCCCATTCAGTGTAAGGGCATTCGGGCACCTCGTGCCCGTGTAGTTTGGCCTGCACTAGCTCTTCGATTCTCTTGTGCACTGCTGTCCCGAAGTCCGACGAGGGTATGCTCTGTCCGTCGCTCGGGTGCTGTCGTGTCCCGTAGGTCATCTTCTCTACGGCCTGCCAAGGTAGCGTTGGGTTCTCCCGTGCAAGATCGGTGATCATGCGGGGCTTGTAGATTCCATCTAAGAACTCATCTTTGCAGATGCTTAGTACAGTGGTAACGCTGGGATAAATAGCACGGACTTTGCGAGCCTGTGCTACGGTGCTTATGTCCTCCCGAAGGAAGGCATCGAGTGTATCATTGCAGTCATAGAAGTGAGCCATCCTAGTATTAAGAGGCTCACTCTATGCCCTGTCAATCATATTTCTTCCTCGGACATATCCATCAAATAGTTGATGGCATCAGTGACCGAGTCCGTCCAAAGCGTCTCGATTAGTTCAGTCTTGTGCGAGCGAAGCTCGATCTCAAACTTCGGTGCTTCATCAGCGATAGCTCCAGTCGGCACGTGAACGATGTCGATTTGATTCTCCTCGATGTAGTTCAAGATGTCTTCTGCCTTGCGCTGTGGTAGCTCATGAGTTGGGACGAAGTATTGATCTCCGTCTTGTAGTTCTTCGATGGTGCAGTCATCGAACTTATTCAATAGGTTCAGTCGTTGAACAACAACGTCCTGTCCTAGTTTCCTTGCTACCCCATGAGGGTAGATGCTTATCTGTAGTTCGTGCATAGTGCTTGATCTATGGGTGCTCAAGGACGGCTCCGTCTGCGATTGCTCCAGACAGCTCCCTTCCTGTGGTTAAAACTCGACGATCCTCGTCGGTAGACCACGTGTATAACCACGTTTCCTCTCCGCTAGGTTCCCGAATGCCGATGACCTCGCAGTCCGTGAGAGTAAATCTCCCATGACTGCCCGTTAGTGTAGTGCCTGTTTCGTATTTCATAATTGTGCTTGACGTGTATTGTGTGCTAGTTATAATTAAGGAATAACTCCTTAAGGAAGTGCCCCCTACAGGGGCATCTCCTTAGTAAGAATAATCCTTAAGGAATAGGGCGCTGATGTCAATGGCCTTTTGCATCGTTAGCTTTATCGACCATGTCGGCGGCACGGCAGTTCATGCCTTGCAACCATCCTCGCTTGTGAGATCTAGGCCTGTCGTCTACGCAGTTCCCAAACATTTGAGAGTCACGGAGGACTGCTAGGCCTGTCATTGCGTGCGCTATGTGATGCTCACCAGAGTCTGGGTCGAGGTCTTCGCCCTCGTACCAAGCTGTGAGGTGCCGCCATACAGCGTCGTAGTATACCGATGCTCGGACTCCTTCTTGGCGCCAGTTGTAGGCTCCGTATTTCAAGTCTCCGTGCAACTTTACTAGGCCGCACTCCATTAGGACTGGAGCAGGCAGGCCAGACATAGGAGCCTTGCGTATACCTACCCTGTCCTTTGGGTTAGTGCTCTTGACCTCGCTCATAGTGATAGCTTTCCAAGCTCGTCCTCTACGTCGTAGCCCTGTAAGGCGTTCTTGAAGATGCCCAAGTCAATGCGTGTTACGGCTCGATCGCTTGGCTTGTCGAGGGGATCATCAAGGATGTCCTTGAGATACTGAATGCCAACACGGAGTTGAGACAGCTCGGCCAAGGCCAAGTGAGTATAGCCCTGCTCGCTGATAGGAGCTTGGCGTGCGTCGCACTTGCTAATTTCTTGCAGTGCATTTTCGAGAGGCTCCAACCAGTAGCGGTTGAAGTCCGATTGTGTTTCTGTATTTGTTTTCATAAATGGATACATGTTATTGGTTGCAGTGCACCATATATTGAATGGTGCTCTGAAGGTTGTCGAGTATATCTTGAGGGTCAACGCCTTCAGCTATCTGAAGACAGTCGAGTATCTTGGAGTCCGAAGGACGGCTACCGAGGGTGCGACCGAAGCCGTAGCACCCGTCGGTGAAGCTGTGCCTCCCGTATGTTACGTCGGTCAGCACCATGGGTTTGTTGTCCACGATGTATGCCTGTCCGATTTGTAGGTTTGATTCAGTTGTCATAGTTATTTTAGTAGTGAGTTTCTAGGTCTTTTGCATACGCTCGCAACGCATCCACCTTCCATTGCATCTTTGATAATTCTTTGGTGGTGTATACGCCTTCGGTTCCGCCTTCGACTATAGATTCTTCTATGCCGTCAGCTTCAAAGCGTATGTCTTCTATTCTTTTTTCTAGGTCTGTCATAGTTAGTTGGTGTTAGTTATTTATAGAAGATATGCCGACCGATCTTGCGAGTCTTTTGCAAGGAGCTAGCCCAGTATGGGTCGCAGTAGTCAGCGTGATAGTGATCGGCACCGCCCGTGTAATTAGTCGGGGCTGAGTGCACGATGACGAGTGCCTCGTGCCACCGAGGGTGCCTCTTAGCCTTGGCTAGCAGGGTAGCAATCTTGCCACTGTTCCAACAGCTGAACTGCTTGCGCTGTAAGCACACCTGCTTGGCCGTGAGCCTGCGTTTGACAGCTCGGTTGAGTATAACCTCATGCACTGCCTGCATCGCCCCTTCAGCGTGCTCTCCGCCCGCTTCTAGGATTAGTGTAGCCGCTACGATCTCGGACTGATTAGCCGAGAGGTTCGACAGCGCAGTCAGCGCTGTAATTAGAATGATTCTAAATGTCTTCATAGTTGTATTAGTTTATTGTGGATGATGTCGTATAGTTCAATGAACAGGTCTTGTGCCTCTTCGGTGAATGAGATGTAGTCTCCGCTTTCGTCGCACTCCCATGTTAGGTGCGAGCCGATGCGATGCTCGACTATCTCAGTTGCAATCTCGCAAGCGAGTTGGTTAATGTTTGTTTCTGTGTTCATTATATTTTTTGTCTGTGTTCTAGTTCGTTGGCTACATCTATTAGTAGTGCCTTTTCTTCGTAGGAAAGCGATGCGTAAGCAACGCTGTTGAGTTTGTCTAAGGCGAGCCATAGCTCGACGGTGGATAATTTTTCTATAGTCATAGTTTGTATTGGTTAGTATCCGACTGATCCCGCCCACTCTTCGATGCGGTGAAGTATTCTGTCGAGTATCTCGTGCTCTTCCTCCCCGTCGGTGGTGGTCAAGTAACCAAGTTGAAAGGCACGATCGAGACTGCCTCCAAAACTTCCTTTAGTGATCCAACCTTGTGTTTCTGGTTCTTGAGTGCTATCTATCTCGACTTCGCAGAGATATCCGTTGATGATTTTTTTGTGTGTTTCAGTGTATTTAATTGTCATAGTTTTATTGGTTATGTTAAACGTAAGCGGAATGCTTACACCCAGAAAGCCCGCACCTTGTGGGGTGCGAGCTGTGGATTACCATCCTTGGGCATATACCCACTTTTCAATTCTTGTGCGTGTTCCGTCTGGGATTTCTAGCTCTTCGCCGTATCCATCCTCAAGAGGTTCACCTTGCATAAAACGACCTAAACTTGCGTTGAACTCGCCTTTAGATATCGTGCCACAACTAAAACGCATCCGATCTCCGTTGTCGTCAGCTCCGTTGTCATCAGACTCGTGTTCGATTTCATAGCCGTTAATTGTAGTGTGTATCCATTTGTGATCTTTGTTTTTCATAATTTTTATTGGTTGGTCATGTTGATTGTAAGCGACCTGCTTACACCCAGAAAGCCCGCACCTGTAAGGGTGCGAGCTGAAGGTTAATTGATGAATGGATTACCACCCGTCATTTCGTCGGTGCAATCAACGACATCGTCGTAATAATCTTCTTCCTTGGCAACGACGTGCCTAATAATTTGAGATACCTGCACTGACTGAATGTAATCCATTCTACAGCTCTCATTAGTCCACCACTTGGCGTGATCGAGGGCATCTTTTTCTGATGAAAAAGTGTCCACTTGACTTCCCATGTCGTGGCTTTTCTTCCACTCTGCTTTTACCTTGAAGAGGTTGTCTGACTTGAGGACTTGAACTGAGTATTTTTTCATAATTCTGATTGGTTATGCGTTAAACGTAGGCAGATCAGAAGTGGCCTGCTTACACCCAAAAAGCCCGTAGCGGTTAGGCTACGAGCTGTGGAGTTGCTTTGGTTTATGCTAGGTCAAAGGCAGTTTGCAATTGCTCTTCAGCCCAGAGAATATCCAGCGAAATTTCGGTGCTGTCTGATGTATCCCATACATCTTCTGGGGCTTCATTAACCAAGTCCCAGAAACTACAGCCCAAATTTTCATACGATGCCCTAACTCCAATATCACGAGCTAATTGTTTATTAGTCTCGTAGAATGGTATGTGGTTTCCATCTTTTGGTTCCTGTTGTAGAAATCTTGTAAAATAAGGCAGTGGTGATTTTTTAATTTCCATAATATTGATGTGTTGATTATTGGCACTCCCCATCTATGCGGGCTTGTGACCGCCGCAGTATGCGGCTGGGTTACCAATCTATGTCCCACTTGCTACGTCATCGAGGCCGCTTGGCGGCCACCTATCCACTTCCTGATCTTATGGTGCAAATGCACGGATAGGCCATCTGGAGTGTCACCCCAGAGTCGGTAGCGTTTGGACTGGAAAAGAACGGGAACTGCACCACCAGTATGTGCATAGATTGTGATTAGTCAAGCTCATTGAGTAACTAGTTTTGAACCACTGCATACCAAATAATGAAACTATTGTAAAGATGGCGGCCCACAGCCGCCTATATAGTTACGTAAGTCGTTGATAACGCTTCTGTAAGTCGTTGATACGCTTTTGTAAGTCGTTGATTATCAGTAAAGGGTCAAAATCTAAAATCAACAGCAGGGCACCTAGGAGCCGCTGTGCGGCGTCCGATTTTCGACTGGCACCCTACCCTTCGCAGGCCGTCAGAAGGCCATACAGGGCATTTTCATCTTAATGAGATTGCCGTCTCAATAAGCCCCAAAGCCCCTCCACCTAAAGTAGATATGCTTATGCTGGGAGATTAGAGTAGAGTAGAGTAGAAGAACTCATGCTGTGATCCTTTCACTCATCAAAGAAGAAAAACTTATCTCATGCCAGAGCCGCCCACGGTATTAGCGGAGCTTATGGTAGCCCACCGCAGTAGGAATGCTTATGCTAGCCCTGTTGATAATGAGTCTCAGTCTCATCCCATCTATGGCGACTGCTTGTTGCGACCCAGTCTCAGTTAGGGGGGGTGGGGGGCTATCATTAACTGACTAGATTTTTGTGTATTTCATAAACCCCACCTTAAAAAAATACCCAACTCATAGGGCAAAGCCAGGGCCACCTGGCTAGGTTCCTGTATTCCTTAAGGAGTTCTCTTTAGCAACTATACTCCTTAAGGAGTCTCTTGTCTTTGGTTTCTCCTTATTTCCCTGGCCTCTACGGGCCAGGAAAAGAACTTAAGGTATGAACTCCCTAAGGAGTATAAAAGGATTATACACTAGTTTTTACTTGACTGTCAAGTCCTATTTATAAATAATGAAGAAATGCTAGAGGAACCAGACAACAATTCACCTGAAGATAAGGCTGCACTAATGCAGGAAATCCAAGGAGCCATATGGGAAGTCTCGGAGAAGAAAGAGATCGAGAAGGTCCGCAGTCTATCTAGACACAACCCCGAGAAGGTTGCGTCCATCCTTTACCTGTATAGCACTGGCAGTAGCCAGACTAGGATAGTAAAGAAGTACGGCATAGATAGAGAAACCGTTATCAGCGTCCTGTCGGACTACACGGATCACCTGGGTAAGTTTAAAGAGTTAAGCGGCAAGATTGCCGCTAAGAACTACCTGAACCTCAGTAGCCTAGAAGAGGACCTAATTAACTCTGTAAGGCAGGACCTAGAGTCAGGAGAGCTAAAGCCTACTGTAAGGGACCTAAAGGAAATTTCGATCTCTGTATCCAATGCAGCTAGGCAGGCCTTTACTTCACGTGGCGAGGCCACGCAGATTACTGAGGACCGCCAGGTCATCACTCAGGAGGACTACGAAGAAACTATCAAGGCGGCCCGAGACAGGATCGCCAATCTTAAACAAGCCGAAGAGGCAGAACTAGTACAGGAGGACACAGATGGGTAAAGGATGCGCACCCCGCAAGGGACACAATCAAGACAAGCAGCGTAAGAACTACGACGATATTGACTGGAGTAAGAAGCCAGTAGCCCCGAAGACAGAGCAGCCGCAGAAGTCTAAGTAATGCCGATTACATTTACAGAGCACCCTATAGTGCGTCCTCCTACAGACGAGGAGATAGTCCTGCTTGGTGAGCAGGACCCTCAGCTACTGGCGGCCCTGCACGAGGCTCACGAAGGTAGAATCAAAGCAGCTGAAGAGGATCCTATGCGCTATGGCTTCGACCTAGAAGGCTGGGGCAGAATCCGACACGGGCTTCAGAGTAACAATGAAGTCCTTGCTCTAGGTGGTAACCGCAGTGGCAAGACTACTGGCTGCGCCAAGATGCTCATGGAGGCCGTCACCGAAAGTATGGACGGTCATATCGTATGCTTCTCTCAGAACGCCGATACGTCCATCAAGGTGCAGCAGTCTGCAATCTGGGAGATGATGCCCAAAGAGTTCAAGCGCAAGACCAAGAGCGTAGACGGATACATAAACTACTCTATGCAGAACGGCTTTACTGCTTCGTCGTTTATCTTTCCCGATACCAGGACACGTGTAGACTTCAAGACCTATACGCAGTACAGTAACAACCAGACTATCTTAGAGGGCTTTGAGTTCGGGTTCAAAAAACCCGAAGGGCTAAACATCGGAGCCTGGCTGGACGAATACCTGGGCGACGCAGCACTGGTAAATACCCTGCGCTTCCGACTGGCTACACGGGACTCCAAGATGCTGATAGGGTTTACACCCATCGACGGCTATACACCCTTTATATCAGAGTACCTCAAGAACGCAGAGACGCTTAAGACAAAGCCTGCGGCTTTGCTGAACAACAAGGCGGTGCCTATAGAGCAATACAGCCCTAGCCGTGATGCCTCGGTGATCTACCTGCACTCAGACGAGAACCCCTTCGGTGGTTACGAACGTATAGCCAAGGACTTAATAGGTAGGCCTGACTCAGAGATACTGGTCCGTGCCTACGGCGTCCCAGTCAAATCAGCCAATGCCTTGCTTCCTTACTTTAATACAGAGGTCAATGTACTTACTGCGGAGCCAAACAAGTACGGGATGCAGTTCCCCGATATATCGAATAAGTCCAAGTTCAGTTGCTACCAGGTAGTTGACCCTGCAGGCGCAAGGAACTACACCTGCATCTGGGCTGGAGTTAACGAGCACGGCGAGGTATACATCCGCAAGGAGTGGCCCGACCGTGATACCTTCGGGGAGTGGGCAATCTTTGGAGATCCCAAGTGGAGATACGGCCCAGCATCTAAGAAGGTAGGCCTCAACGTAGAAGGATACTGCGAGCTATTCAAAGAAATTGAAGACGACCTAGGCATAGAAGTAACCGAGCGCATTGGGGACTCCAGGTTCTTTGCCAAAGAAAACGAAAACAACGACGATCTGTTTACTTCGTTCTATGATTTCGGCCTTAGCTTTATACCGTCAAACGGAGCAATGGAAGACCAGGGCATTACAGCCCTGGACGATTGGTTTAACTACAACCCTAACGTAAGCATTGATGCAAGCAACAGGCCCCTGTGCTATATACACAAGGACTGCGGAAACCTTATAGATAGTCTGATAAACTATAACAAGCAGGGAAAGCCAGACGAACCCCTAAAGGATTTCTTCGACGTAATACGATACTTAAGAATGTCTAACGGAGGCGAGGGACCAGACTTCATGTCCAGCGCATCTATGCAAACAACAAGAACAAATCAAGGAGGATACTAATATGCCTAAGAAAAGACTAAAGACAATTGCCGAAGAGCACGAGGTCGAGCTGGACTACATCGTAGAACTAGTAGAAGCAAAGCTGCCCGTGCATACCATTACAGGAACTGGCTACGCCAGGTGGATCAATGAAGAAGGCCAAGAGCTTTTAACGCAAGCCGTTGATATACCAGAGCTTACGCCTAAGAGATACAGAGGGATAGTGCACTCCAAGGCACCCAACCGAAGTTATGTCTACGTGTACATACACGAAATACAAAAGAAGGTCCCGATGGTTATTGCTCGTAAGTTTGAGGATTGGCTAACGAAGGGTAAGCAAGTAAGCGTCGAAGCCATTCAAGACGACAAGGGAACATCTTATCGCTATGTCCGATGAAAAAGATATTACACTTGATCCAGAATGGATCAAAGAGCAGGTGCACCGTCTAGCTGGATGGGAATATTTAAACCGTCATGTTAATCATGAATTAGACAAGACTATGCTTCCACAAGAATTATGTGATAAAATTGGCGTTCACAAGGGTTACATCCACGAGATGACAAAATCAATCCGAACAAAATTAAATGCAAAATAAATCTACTTTTGAAGCCTTGACGTATGTTGATGCAATTCCAGATATTAACGCACTGCGTAATGCCTACGATGAAACCGTCAACGAGCTAGAGTCCTACTTTGATTTATGCCGTACTAGTTACGACGACCGCAGGAACTGGTGGCCAGGTAAAAGCCGTGATCACCGCAAGCACGGAGCAGACGCATTCCCCTGGGAAGGCGCATCCGATACAGAGAGCCACGTAATCGACGAACGCATTACACGCCTGGTGTCTTTGTTTATGTCTTCGCTTAATCGCTCAAACATTCGAGCGTACCCCGTAGAATCCAGCGATATCTCTCGTGCAGAGATCGTGTCTTCGTTCCTGAAGTGGATGACTACAAGTGGATATATTCCACGCTATAAGCGTGAAATGGAACTAGGCGCTAACTACTTGCTAGAGCGAGGCCTATTAATTACTTACGTAGGCTGGCATACGGAAGACCGTCAGTTCCTGCAGAAGTTAACACTAGAACAAATTGCAGAACTTGACCCAAATATTTTCGGGGCAGTGCAGTCAGGAGAAAAAGACGACGAGCTGGTCTTTATCCTGCAAAACATTTTTGAAGGAGTCACAGAAAAACGTGCAAAGAAAGCACTGAAGGAACTTAGGAAGTCAGGCGAAGCCGAGCTTCCTGTTGTTCGCAGGCAGATCAACGCACCAGAAATTAAAACCTTAGCTCCAGACGGGGACTTCTTTTTTCCTCCGTATGTAACTGATCCCCAACGAGCACCTTACTGCTTTTGGAGGACTTACTATACAGCTCAAGAGCTAGAAAACAAAGTAGCAACTGCAGGCTGGGACGCAGACTTTGTTGACTACATTATTGAGCATTACCGAGGGGTAAACATTGACAGCATTGAAAGAGAACAGGAAGGCCGCCGTAGTATTAGCTTGACCGATAACGCTTACGAAGCAAATGAACTAATAGAAATCGTGTATGCGTACCAACGGCTGGTCGATCCTGAAGATGGATCTGAAGGAATCTACTGCACAGTATTCCACAAGGAATACAGCGGAGACAATAACGAGGCGCCTGCTTACGCAAAGCGTGAACTACTCAACGGCTACGAGGACTACCCAGTTGTAGTTACAAAGCTGTCCGAGGACAGCAAGCGTCTATACGATACTACTACGATCCCAGATCTCCTTCGTGGCATACAGAACCAAGTCAAGGTAGAGCGTGACTCCAGAATTGACCGCAATAGTCTAGCAACCCTGCCTCCTATTCTGCACCCAGTAGGACAGGCACCCAGTGACTGGGGGCCAGGACGTATGATTCCTTATCGCCGCAAGGGCGACTTGGACTTTGCGCCTACACCCGCTTACAATCAAGGCTCAGTAGAAATGGAAGTTAACCAGTCTGCACAAGCAGACCGCCTGGTAGGACTAGACGAGGACTCTCAGATCTCAAGTGTACGAAAGCAGTTCTTGGTAGACAAGTTTTTGCAGCACAACGCAGAAGTTATGCGCATGGCTTACCGTTGCTTCCAGCGTTTCGGGCCAGACGAAATGTTCTTCCGTGTAACAGGTGTACCTGATCCACAAGTTATGGACCGAGGTGACCCTGATGCAAACTTCGATATTACAATTAACTACGACGTACTAAACACGGACCCCAAGTCTCAGGAAGTAAAGCTAGCGCAGATGACGCAGCTTATACAGCTTGACCGCAACGGGCGTATAGACGTTGACAGGTTAATTGCTGTATTAGCAGGATCCATAGATCCTATACTTGCGGACTCTGTCTTGACACCTGTCGAAGATGCACAGCAGCAAGTAGTTAAGGATGTTACTGATGACCTAACTAAGATATTCTCTGGCATTGAAATGCCAGCACGTTCAAGCGGAGGACAGATTGCTATGCAGGTCCTAGAGCAGTACGGTCAGCAACCAGACATCCAACAAAGGCTACAGGAAGACGAAGCTTTTGCTGCACGTCTTCAGAAGTACGCAGGTCAATACCAGTTTCAAATGCAACAAATGCAGAACGCTGAGATTGGTCGCATAGGTACTACCCCTGCACAGATGGGAGAAGTTGGCACCCAAGAAATGCCACAATACTAATATGGACAAACCTCAGATCGAAGAAGACATCGAGCACCTTAGACGGCACGATTCATTTAACCGCTTTATAGATTTTGTAAAGCAGATGCGGGAGGAGTGCATCGCAGAGATGTACGAGTCCCCTACGGATAAGATCCAACAACTTTCAGGACGTATACTTAGTTATGATCAGATCCTAACTATGTCTACCTGGGGCAAGCATTCCCCTTCGGAGTAATTTCTTGCACGCATTTAGTGTGCTATAATGCAAAACATAGCTATCGCTCGGCGTTGAAGAGTGGAATTATATGAACAACGAAGTCACAACGGGAGACGCTAAAACCGAAAACTCTACAGCGGAAAAGACAAATATAACAGCGGAGGATTTTGCGATCCAACGCTTAGGGCAACCAGCCCCTGAACCCCAGGAGGAAGAGACTCCAGAGGTTGAGGAAGAGGTTGCTGACGAAATTGCTACTGAAGAAGAAGAAGGTTCCGAAGAATCAGACGAGAGTACTGAAGACGACGAACTTGAATCTGAATCAGAAGAGCAAGTTCTTTCTCAGATTGATTTAGACGAAATGTCCGAAGAGGAACTGCGGGAACTAGCTGACAAGCTAGGCAGCCGTGCAGTAGCCCGCTTTGGAGAACTCACAGCTAAACGTAAGGCAGCAGAAGAAAAGCTACAACAATATGAAGCTAGACTTTCTGCCGAGCAAAACAATCCACTGCAGCCCAAGAAGGAAGTTAAGAACAATCCGTTTGATTCCGTAGATACTTTAGAGGACCTACAAAGCAAAGCAACGGATGCTAGTAACGTCATCGAATGGGCCGAGGACATTATGTTCAACGCAGACGGATATGAAGCTGATGATGTAGTCACAGAAGTAGAAGGTAAAGAAATGACAAAGGCCGACGTCCGCAATGCTTTATTGCAGGCACGTAAAGCCAGAGACAAGTTTTTACCTGCTCGCTTAGGGGAAATCCAAAAGGTTGAACAAAGCAAAAAAATGCAAGAGCACCTTAGTGCTCAAGCTGAAGCTGAGTTACCTTGGATGCAAGGCGAGGACAACGACACGAGGCGTGAATACGAAGCTATCATGAAAGACCCCAGGGTTGATACATTGATGACTAGCCTTCCTGCTGACGTAAAGGCACAGATGCCCTACCTACTAGCGCACGCAGCTAACAGTATCTACGGTCGGAAAGCAGTAAAGAATGGAAAGTCTAATGTAAGACTGAACCCTTCTAGTACTTCTACTCCGAATGCCGCAGGTTCTGAAAAGCAAGTTAGCCGCACTAATAAATCAATCAAGAACTTGAGTACTCAGTTTAAGCAATCAGGACAAAAAGATGACTTCATTACTCTCAGAACTCTTCAACTCAAAAATAAATAAATTAATTAAACCATAAAATAAAATGGCATTCTCAAATACATTCGATACTACAAATCAAGGATCGGCTGTTTCTAATCGTGAAGAGCTTTCAGATGTACTTACCATCTTGGCTCCCGAAGAAACTCCCGTCCTTTCATCCGCTTCTAAAAAGACGTCTGGCGCTACATTCACTGAATGGACCGTTGACGCTCTTTCTGCTCCTAGCACTGCTGGTGTTGCAGAAGGTGCAGACGTTACTGCATTCACCGATAAGTTTGCTGGCCGTGCTCGCCTTGGTAACTACGTCCAGAAATTCCGCCGTGACTTTATGGTCTCTGACCTGCAAGACGCTGTTGAATCCGTTGGCCCAGCCAAGATTGCACAAGCTGAAGCTAAAGCAATTCGTGAACTAAAGCGTGACGTTGAAGCTACACTCATAGGTACACAAGATCGCAGCATCGAAGATGGTGCTGGTACAGCCTACGGCCTTCGTGGTCTTGGTGACTGGATCGACTCCGCTGGTCCTTCTGACGTTCCTGCTGATTTCCGCACTCCTGCTGGTTCGATTTACGACATCAGTACTTCTGGTGCATTCAGCGAAGCTGCACTTAACGGCCTGATATCTTCGATCTATCGTGAAACTGGTAACTCCAACAACCTTATGCTTGTTGCTGACACTGGTCTTCGTCGCACTATCGCTGACTTTGCTCGTGTATCTGCTGGCGCAACTGAAAACATCCGCAGTGTAAACTACGACGGTAACAAGGCCGAGATTAAACTCTCTGTTGAGCTATACCAAAGTGATCACGGCATGGTGTCCATCGTCAACATGAACCCAGACACTGCTCCTGCTACACTTGCTGGCGGTACTGATTTCAATGACGGCTACCTTATCAACCCTGAGTACTACGGCGTGCACGAACTGATCCCTATGGGTTCAACTCGCTTGCCTAACCTTGGTGGTGGAGAGCGTGGATTCTGCGATTGCACCTTGACTTTAGGTGTATATCAGCCACAAGCTCACGGTAAGATCACTCAGTAATTACCAACTAACAAAGGAAATATAATACCATGCCTAAATTAACTATAAACGAAAACCCAGGAGGTTTTACTGACGAACTTACAATCTCATTTGAAGATTTTTCAGTAGCCAATGCTGGTACTCTAGCAGACCGTGCAACTAAAACATTCACGTATGCTATCCCTGCAGGTTCTCTTGTAACAAAAGCATCAGCTAAACTAGTCACTGCCTTCAACGACAGTGGCTCTGGAGATGACTTAACGATTACAGTTGGAGACGGAGCTGATGCAGATGGTTACCTACTCGCTGCTGATATTCACGTTGATGCAACTGAAATCACATATGTAGCTAATACTGGTGCATTATTGGACAATGAAAACGGCAAAGTCTATGCGGCTGCCGACACCGTTGATATCCTATTCAGTCCTGATACTGATAGCGATGCTCCTTATTCGCTCAATGAGTTAACCGCAGGTGAAATCAAACTTAAGTTTGAAATCTGCGACCTTAACTAATTAAAGACTGGTTGGGGGGCGCAAGCCCCCCGCCTTTTTTAATATGGAAATAATTAACAAAGTCCCAACGTATTCAGACGGGGAGGTCGACGAGGCCTTCATGAATGAAATTAAGAATGGATTTGCACTTGAGAGACGGACAGAAGCAGCTCGTGTAAACCAGGCTCGTAAAGAAGCTACGCAGGAAAAAGGAAAGGTGCACCCCGTGCTAGGCCGTTGCGTAGCAACGATACCGCACCGTGAGTACTTCCGACTCATTAAAAAATACGGACAAGATACAGTGCACTCCAAGGAGTTCCTGAAATACTTTCAAAAGAATTTTTCTGACTTGACCCCGAACAAGCTATAATGCAAGTTAAATCCTACAGTGACCTCTACAAACTAATCGTTGCGCTGTCTGGTGTAGGTGCTTTTACCGATGAGGAAAAGGTTAACATTGAGCAGTTTGTAAACCGCAGGGCATTTGAAGCTTACCGTGCCAGCTCAAGCTGGCCCCGATACGCCGTCGTAGGAGAAGAACGCACAGTCAGTTCTACTGGCGTAGTTCCTTACGAGGAAGGGGTCCTTGATGATATATCGGACTTTCAACGGATTTATCGCACACAGCCCTTCAATCGCAACTCAGCTTTAGAGTACGAGTTCTACGTGGACTCCAATGGCGCTCACGTATTAAACCTTATTGCAAATGACTCAGGAAAGGTATTTGTAAACTACCAGAAGGAACTTCCTACATTTACGGAAGCATCAACCGATGTACCCTACGAGTTCTTTTTCTTTCTGGCGCACGCAGTCTACGCAGACTTCTTACGAATGGATGGCCAGCATACCAAGGCCCTCCAAGAAGAAGGAGTTGCTGGGACTTACCTTGCACTAGAGCTAGAAAAAATTGACCTTCGGTCAAACAACAATACAATCAACAAGAAATTTTCCACTTATGTTAATCGGCAATCCCGATAATAACCCTGTGATATAATACTAATTATGGCAAGTTCAAGAAATAACGCACTGGAGTTCAGCTCCGTAGGTTCAATACTATTAACAGACAGCGACAATAGCCAAGGTAGTTTTGGGGCAATACAAGTTCTCCAGGACACTACCTTTGGTCTTGTATTATCTAGCAATGTAGACCAGACTACTCATACTGCTTTTAATGGAAAGACCCTTGGTGCTGGAACTATACTCTACGGTCAATTTTCATCCGTTGCCGTAACTTCTGGCTTAGTCCAACTGCACATAGTCTAATATGCACATTAGCCTTGATTCAGCACTGGGTCGCCAGCGTCGGCTGAACTCAGTAGGCGAGAGCGTCCTGCAGATTGCTCCTAACGCTGCGGCGGCATACAGCCTCCGTAGTCTTACTGGTGGTGATCCCAAGGTTGTGCGTGTCCGTCGTGTAATCGACAATGCAGAAAGTGACTTTACGGCTTCTGGTGTATCTTCTGGAGCATTAGTTAATTTTGTAAATCAAATACAAACATTAGGAACAGCGGTTAATGGCACTGGTTCCGTTGATAATTATACTGTTAGTAACTTATCAACTACTGGGTTCTCCGCTGACAATAGTGCTGGAGGAACTGGTTCAGCTGGATTCCCTTATGTATTTCACACCGAAGACGTATTAGTAGTTAAATATACTGTTACCAACTTTAGTAGCACATCTAGTTTAAGCCCACAAATAAGAGGCGTAAACGCAACAAGTAGTGTTACGGGAACAACTAATGCAGGAACTGCTTTTACCGCTAATGGAACTTATACTGATACTTTAACCGCAACAGCAGACGGAAGCCACTTAATGTTTGCTGATGGCAATACGGGTTCCTACACAATTAGTGACTTTGAAATTGTGTCGCATTCAAGCAGTGGCTTTGTGGAGACTTGGTATGACCAGTCAGGTAACAGCAATGATGCCGTGCAAGAAACTGCTGGAAGCCAACCTAAGATTGTTAGTGCTGGTTCTTTAATTTCCAAGGGGTTAGACTTTGATGGCACAGACGACTTTTTGCAACTAGACGCTGCTTTGGGAGCAACCAATGCACAATCTATTTT